CTGCGGGTCTTTCTGCGCGTCGGCCCACTTCCCGATCGCGATGCGGAGCGAGCCGACGACGAGTTCCGTGTTGACGCCCTGGGCCTCGAACTGCCCGAGCAGCGCGGCCGTCTCTTCCATCGAGAACCCGAGCGCGCGCATCGGCCCGCCGAACTTCGTGAGTAGCTGCGTCAGGCGATCGACCTCGGTGCCCGTCGCCTGCGACGCGCGGAAGACGGTGTCGAGCCCCTTCGCGGCGGCGTCGCCGTGGAGCCCCCAGTCGCCGAGGAACCGCGACGACGACTCGACGACGGTGTTCAGATCCTTGTCGGTGACCTTCGCGAGCGCGACGACCGTCGCCGTGAGGTCGGTGAGCTGGTCGTCCGTCCCGACGAAGCGCGGTTCGAGCTTCCCGAGCGCCGTCCCGATATCGGCGAACGAGGCGGGGACGATCGTCCCGACCTCTTTCGCCGAGTCGGTGAGCCCTTCGAGTTCCTTCCCGGTCGCGCCGGTCGCGACCGCGATCGTGTCCGACATATCGTCGAAGTCGGCACCGATCCCGTACAGCGCCTTGCCGATGACGACCGCGCCGCCGACCGCAGCGGCGGCAGCGGCCGTCCAGGGCGTCGAGAGCGCCCCCTCGATCATCCCGCCGAGCGGCCCGAGCTGCGAGCGGAGCTGCCCGCCGAGCCCGCCGAGCTGACTCTGTACGCCGCTCGAATCGAGTTCGACGTCTACATATGCCTTGCCGATCTCACCCGCCATCGGCGACCTCCGAGGCGGGCTCGATCGACTTCCCGGTCAGCTCCGCGAGCGCGCCGACCGAGATCGAGACGGGGGCGTCGGGAGCCGCCGCGCGCGCCTCCCGTAGCTCCTGCCACCAGCGCGGGCGCGGGACGGAGATCGGCTCGCCCCGGAACCCCCGGCGCGAGTTCGCCTTCACCCACCCGACGAGGAACGTCGAGAGCAGCTCGACCGTGGACGCCGCGAGTTCCGTCTCGGTCGTCCACCGCTCGGCGACGGCCCGCTCGACCGCCTCCCAGAGATCGGGTTCGAGGTCGAGCAGCTCGCCGGGAGCGATGCCGGTCGCGACGCTCACGCGGGCCAGTCGCTCCCTGACGGCGTTCGGATCGTCCGCCCCGCTCGCAGCATCGGCCATCCCTCCGGCTCGAGAGAGAGCACCTGCGTCGGCTGCTCGGCCTCGGGCTCGGGCTCCGGCTCGGGAGGGCGCGTCGCCTCCGGCTCGGCTACCTCGGGAGCCGCCTGACCCTTCGGCAGTTCGAGCCCTTCGAGCGACTCGACCCACTCGTCGAAGGGCTGCTCGACGCGCAGGGCTCGATGGACGAGCCAGCTCGCCTCGCGCATCAGGTTCGGCCCGCTCGGGTCGGGGGCGATCTTCCCGAACTCGTCCGCGAACGCGATCAGGTCGGCCGGTCGGCCGACGGTTACGTCCTCCGTTCTGCCGTCGCTGTATTCGACGGCGATCTTGAGCTTGGGCATGTCACGCGGCTACCGGAGCCGTCGCGTTGATCCGCTCGATGAGGTCTGCCTTCGTGCCCGACGAGTCGAGCCCGAGCGAGGTCGCCGCCGCCTGTAGCTCGGCGAGCGTCATCGAGTCGGACGCGACGAGGACGGTCGCCGTCCCGAAGCCGGGCAGGTCGCCGATGATCGACCACGACGGAGTCGAGGCGAGGACGGCGAACTCCAACGGGAGCCGAACCGCGTCGGTGCGGACGAGCGAGAACTCGACGTCGCCCTGTAGCTGGACGCGCGGGTAGACGAGCCTGAACTGCTGCGAGCCGTCGAACGCGTCGATGAGCATGGCGCGGACGTCCGACGCTCCCGCAGCGGGCGGCGTGTAGACGTACGGGCCGGGATCGCTTCCCGTCCAGGCACCGCCCCGGAACGCGAGGACGATCGACTCGCGGTCGAACTCCAACAGCTCGAACTCGACTGTCTTCGGCTCGGCCGTGACGAGGACGCGGACGGGGTCGGTCGCCTGCCACGCGTTTATGTCCTCCTGATCGCGCGAGATCGTGACGGTCACGCCGTCGTCGGACGTGTAGCCCATGTCGATCCACGGGCTCGGCGGGACGGCGAGGTCGGACGGGATCGACGTCCCCTCGGGCGCGACCCACACTGTCCCCGTCCCGGCGACGGTGACGTGAGTCGGCTGCTTCGATTCGGCCACGATGGGCCTCCTTCCGGTCAGGCGGGAGTGGCGACCCCCGCGAACGGTTCGGGACTGCGAGCGGCGGGCGTCGCCGGTCGAGTCGTGAGGGTCACGTCCGCGACGAAGCGCGGGCGGACGGGCTTGAACGTGTCGTCGGGCTGCCAGCGGATCGCTCCCTGGCGGACGGCGGCGACCGAGCCTTCGGGACGGACGAGTCCCTGTAGCTCGTCGAGCGCGGCGAGCGTGCAGGCCATCAGCGCCCAGGCTTGAACCTTCGAGCCGCCGTAGGCATCGAGCTGTAGCTGCGCCTCGTCGATGACGAGCGGATGCGAGAGCGGGGGCGTCCCGCCGATCCGCTGGACGAGCAGGAGGGACTCGCCGCCCGCCTGCGAGGGGAACACCGTGAAGACGCGCTCGCCGATCAGACCCTCGACGAGCGAGTGCTGCCGGAGGTAGCCGGAGACGAGCCGCTCGACGTCGGGCAGGAGCAGCGCCGTCATCGGCGCACCGCGATTACGAGGACGCCCGCGAGTAGGAGGGCGACGACGATCCACTGGAAGGTGCTCACAGCGGCTCGTACCTCAACCCGAGCGACTCGACGGCCCGCTGAATCGGCCGGTACGCGACCGTGTAGCGGTTCCCGTATTCGAGCCAATGCCAGAACGGGCTGTTCGGGTAGACGCGGACGTCGGGCTCGCCGTTCGCCTCGGTGACGACGACGCTCGGCTGGTAGGTCGCGCGCGCCGTCCCCGAATCGACGGGGACGAAGTCGGGCATGGCCTCGGCGATCGCCTCGCCGGTTCGGACGAGCTGCGGCGACGCCAGCTCCGCGATCGTCTTGTCCGCGTCGGGGTAGAGGACGAGCCGCGTCGTCTTCCGCGCCGCCATCACTCGACCGCCTGGACGTACGCCTCGACGTGATGCGAGATCCCGTCCTGCGGGCGGACGCGCGCGAAGCCGTCGCCCTGTAGCTCGTACCGGACGCCGCCGACCTCGATCGCGTCCCACCCGCGCGGCGGCGTCGTCGGCGGCAGGAAGAGTCGATGCGTCGCGAGCTGGACGGCCGGGTCGAGCCCGAGTTCCTCGCGCGAGCCCATCGGTTCGAGCCAGCAGGCGACGTCCTCGCCCGTCTCGACCCAGGTCGGGTCGCCGTACTCGTCGGGCGTCTCGAAGTCGGCCGAGCGCCGCAGGAGCCGCCCCGAGTACGGGAGCAGGTGGTCGATCGTCGGAGCCGGGCTCACGGCTTCGCCCACCCCGAGAGCGCGGCCGGGTCGGAGGGCGTCGGGATCGACTGCGCGTCGAGCCACGCGACCCAGTTGTCGTAGTCGCCCTGCCACCAGCCGAGCGGCCAGCCGGTCGGAGCCGCGCCGACGTCGAGCTGGTACGCGCCCGAGCGACCGAGCCAGGGACGGAGCACGTCGAGTTCCGCCTCGGTGAACCCGAAGACGGCCGCGCCCTGCTCGGGCGTCGCGAGCCGGTACGTGTACGAGCCGATCGACTCGGAGACGATCTGGCCGGCAGCTCCCTCGGCCTGCACGATCCGCCCGGCGAGCGCGAGCCCGACGGCGTACATCGGCGGGGGCATCGGGTCGGGGATCTCGTTCGGCCAGAGGACGGCTTGCAGCGCGAGCGTCGCGAGCTGCGCCGCTCGCTCGGCGTCCTCGGGCGACGTCCCCGGAACGAGCAGGATGACGTCGTCGGGGTCGATCGCCGCGACCGGAAGGGCTCGGGGCGCGACCTCCCCGAGCCCTGCCGTCTTCGGAGCGTCGGTCACGCCGTCCAGTCGGCGAACTTGAAGGGCGCGATGGGCGTGCCCTCGTCGTTGATCGGCTGGCCGACGGCGACGCCGAGCCGCATGTAGATGCGGAACGCCGTCAGGTCGTCCTGGAACGCGTTGGCGATGATCGCCCCCGTCCCGTCTTGGAGGACGGCGTCGGGCGACTGGTCGAAGGTCATGTCTTGCCGGACGCCGACGAGCAGGAACGTCCAGTCGCCGACGAGCGCGTCGCCCGCCGTCTCGTCCCAGACCCGCGTGACCTCGACCGGGAGCCCGTAGAGCGACTGCCCCGCGCCCTCGCCCGCCGGGGCGAGCGTCTCGCGGAGGTACTGCCGCATAGCCGTCCCGATGACCGAGGACGAGGCGATGCCGGTCGGCGTCGCGCCGGACGCCTCGACCGCTGCCATCGCTCCGTCGATCGCGGCGAGCGCATCCGCGCCGGACACGGCCGCGCCTGCGATCGCCTGAATGCCTCCGACCGGGAAGCTCGCCGGAGCGCCGTCGCCGAAGAGGACGGCCGTGTCGATCGCTCGCGCGATCGCGGCCGAGAACTCGGCGCGTACTTCGTCCCAGAGCGGGAAGCCGACGTCGTCCACGAACGCGTTAGGGATCGCTGCGACGCACGCGACCTCTTCGGCGACGATCTGCTTGGCGCCCCACTCGATCTTCGTCGCGGGCTTGCGTCCGCCGTAGGTCGGGTTGACGAACCCGGCGACCGGCAGGAACGACACGACGGGGATCGAGGCGAGCCCGGCCGACATGCGGCGGGTGTTCCCGAGCGAGAGGACGACGGACTGCTGCCGCGCGAGCGAGAGCATCTGATCCGCCATCTCGCGCGGAATGAGATTGGCGTAGTCGGTAGCCAAGACGAGAACCTCCTGAGTCGTACGGATGGGTTCTCGGCCCGGTACCTGCCGCCAGCCGAGGTCTTCGGGTGTCGGTGCCGAGCGGCGACGTCCTGCGTCCGGCCCGCTCGATCAGCTCCGAGGGTACCGCGCTACGCGCGCGGTGTCACGACCGGACGTGTCCGGTCAGCGTGTCCGGTGTCTACCGCTTCGAGCGGTCGCGGAGCCACGCGTCGGGGTCGGCGTCGCCTCGCGGCTTGCCCGAGCGCGCGCCCTGCGTTACGAGCGGCGCGCGCCCGCTCCCCGACTGCTGGTCGCCGTTCGCGGCGACGGCCATGTACGGACGGGCCTCGATCAGCTCGTCCACGATCTCCGACGCTCGCCGACGTCGCGCCTCGGCGTCGTCCATCGCGAGCAGCTCGGCGCGCGTCTCGGCCGAGATCAGGCGGGCGGCGTCGGCGGGCTCGCGCATCCGGCCCGAGGCGACGATCGCGAAGTCGGCGTCGAGCAGTAGCGGCGCGGCGCGCTCGAACCCGGCCTGCATCCCGCGTTCCTCGGCCTCGCGTACGAGCCGCTCCTGCTCCGACTCCTGCGTCTGCCGGAGCTGCGCGAGCTCACCCTCGGCTGCGGTCGCTCGTTCCTCGCTCGTTCGTGCCTCGCGGCGGAAGCGAGCCGCCTCGCGGTTCGCCCGCTCGACGAGCCCGCGCGCGTGGTCGTCGAGCCCGGCGAGGTCGTCGCCCTGGTCGTTCGGGTCGCCGCCCGAGTCGTCGGGCGGGTCGGCGGGAGCGCCGCCCTGGTCGCGAGGGTCGGGCTCAGGCATCAGGCAGCTTCGACGCTCCCCGCGTACGGACTCTCGGAGCCGAGGTGCGCGGCCGTTCCCGGCTGCCCCTCTTCGTCGCGCGTGAACGCGACGTCGTCGCTTCGCTCGCCCGCGTACGCGTGCTCGCCGGTCGCGGCGGCGTCGCCGAGGTCGGCGGGCTCGACGTCCTCGACCTCAACCGGCTCGGCCTCTGCCTTCGCCTTCGACTTCCGCTCGGCCACGGATCAGTCCTCGGGGTCGTCGGGCGTCGGCTCGGGATCGGGCTCCGGCGTCGGCTCGGTGGGCTCGGGCTCGGGGGTTCCTGTCTCGTTCACGGCGTCACTCTCCCTCGTAGATCGGCGAGACGGAGCAGAGATCGTGCTCGTGGAATGGTACGGCGTCCGCCGAGCCATAGGAACCCTCGGCGACCATCTGGCACCAGTCGCAGGCCGAGCCCGAGAGTTCCTTCCGCCAGCCGACGATCTGCCGGCCACTTGCCGACGCGCCCTCGTCGAGCCCGGCGCGTTGGGCGACGAGCATGTCGCGCGAGGCAAGCTCGGCGGCGAACCCGCGCGACGAGGCGAGCGCGTCGGCGAACGCGACGCCCTCGGCGACCTGCCCCCAGAGCCGGAGCATCGGCGAGCGGGTGACCGGCGACTCGGCCGTGACCCGGACGGGCTCGATCGCGCGCACCGCCGACGGCGGACGGACGAGCGGAGCCCCGCGCGCGACGTACGCGATCGCGAGCTGCGCCGCCTGGCGCTGCCCGCCCGCGACGGTCAGCGTCGCGGCGCGCGAGTACGCGTCGAACCCGGACTGCTCCATCGGCGCTTCGAGCGCGTCGAGGATCGCCCCGAGCCGCGTCTCGACGAGGTCGGCGAGCCGGGCCTGCGCGTCGCGGTGCGCCCGGTCGCGAGCGGCCACTACTCAGCCGGAGCGGGGAGCGCGACGAGCGCGCCCGCCGCGTTCTCGATCTCCCACTCGGCGATCTGCTGCGGCGTCGCCCCGATGTATTCCCACAGGGCGGTCTGCGGCACTCCGATATCGGCGAGCTTCACGGCGGCGTCGGCGACCTGCGCCGGGTTCCGCATCTCGGCGTCCGTCCAGACGACTTCGAGCCGCTGGTCGTCGGCGAACTCGACGCTGTCGGCGAGGGCGAACGCGAGCCGGATCGCGCGCTCCCACGCTTCGCCGAATCGCCGCTGCCGCTCGCGTACCTTCGCGACGAGCCCGGACTCGGCGGCGATCAGCGACTCCGCGCTCGGCGGGTTCGCGAGCGAGGTCTGGACGAGGTAGTGAGCCGGGACGCGCGAGATCGCGGCGAGCGCGGCGATATCGGCGTCGATCGCTTTCAGGTACGGGTCGAGGTCGGACGCGTCGAACGTGCCGAACTTCGTCTCGGGGTTCTCGCTGACCCAGAGCTTCCGCACCGCCGCCTCGTACGGCTCGACCGGCTCGCCCGACGTCGGGTCGCGCGGTACTTCGAGCCCGGTCGCCCACTTCTGCCGGAAGCTCGCATACTCGGACGTCATCAGCTTGTCGAGCGTGAGCTTGTCGATCCGGCGAAGGATCGAGACGCAGTCTTCGAGTTCGGACGTGCCGCCGCCGAGGACGGTCGCGCGGTTCTCGAACGGGACGATGGGCACGACGCCCGACTCGTTCGGCGTCTCGGCGACGTCCTCGGAGAGCGTCCACGCGAACTGTCGGCG